CGTGTTCCCCGGGCTTCCCCGTCCTTCACCCGTGCCTCGGCTTCTCTCAGCCGGTCGGCATTCTCGGCATCCATGCGCTTGGCAATCTCGTCATACATATCAATGTCGCCATTGATAGCCAGCAGCTTCTTCATGATGTATTCCTCGTCGAAGTAATCGGCCTGCATGATGATGCTTTGAACTTCTTCCTGCTTGTTGATGATCGGGTTTCTCTGGTAGGTCGGATCATCGTCAATCCCGGCCAGCGCAAGGATGCCGTTGATGAACCTTGTAAGCTGTGTCTCGATCTTGTCGCACTTCATGTCCAAGCGCGTGTATCCGGCGCGGATCGCCGTTGCACTCATGTCGCCTGCGGTCAGGCTTTTCGCATCGAACGCCTGGAAATCGTCGTACAGCTGATCCTTCAGCATGTCGACCGTGACCTTTGTCCCCTCGAAGGGAGCTTCCAGCGTGTGGGCTTCGGCTTTGGCGCCGGAATCGCCGTCCGCATGGGTGACGTGCAGCGTCTTCAGCCGCTCCACAAACTTGGCATCATCCATGTCATCCATGCCGCCGCAGTTGGTCAGAACCCAGTAGATCAGGTTTCCCTCGTCTACATTGTTGACCATGTTGGAAGTGGCAAGGTCCAGCGCGTCAACTGTGTTCCTGTGACCTCTCAATGCGCTGCTGTGCTGCTTGTTGCCATACAGCGGAACAATCGGGAATCCGTCATAGTTCTCACCCTCGGTGATCCGCGTCCCGTCATCCGCAGAGATGACTTTTACTTTGTACGGCTGCTTCTCTTTGAGGACTTCCATCTTCTTTGCTGACCGCTGGATGTATTCCGTGTACCCGTCCAGCTCGTAGAGGGTGACACGCACGGGCTTATTCCGATCCAGCTGCCAGAAGCGGATACCAATCATCAGAGCGCCGTTTTCTTCACCGTAGATCGGGACAAACTCTGTGAGCTTGAAAACGTCCAAGTGGTCGTAATTCCAGAAGCCGAAGGACGTACCGGCAATCCTGGCATATTCCAGGGCATCCATGACTTCCTGATCGAAGTCTTTTCCGAGCTTCTTTTTCGTCTCTGCCTTGCCGAAGCGGACACCGTTGCCGAGAAGATAGGAAAGCTCCTGATCGACCACGAATGTGAAGAAGCTGCTGGCGATCTTGTGGTTTGCCGTCCACATATCAATGTGGGCCATGCCCTGAAGGTCATAAAGGATCTTCTCATACTTCATGATCGTGGTGTTCTCGCCGTTGTAATAATCCTGGGCTTCGACCGCTTTGATGTAAACCTGGGATCTCTTGTGCTCCCCTATCGCCCGCAGGATCAGCTTGATTTTCTCTTGCTCGTCGTTTTCGATCTTCTGGAAATCTTCGTATGTCAGCAAGGCCATTCACTCCTATCTCAATATCGACTGATAATTCCCGGATTCTTCCTTCCGCCCCCACAGCACCCGGACAATGGAGGCTGCGCTGTCCGGCGCGTCATCGTGATCCGCGTTTTCGTTGTATTCGCATATCTGGTTGATGTATTCCGGATCAGTGCCGGCAACAAAGATCACATCCTTCCAGACGGCTTTCAGGTAGGATGTGATCTTGAGGAATTTGTTTGTGTCTTCATGGTATCGGATAACCCGTTCGCCCTTGCTGCGCAGCTCTTTCGCGAGGTAGCCTTTATCGCCGTTGTCCTCACAATAGATCTTCCCTGCGTTGATTGCCTTGCGGATGGAGATGCATTCATCCTCACAGTCATCCACATGCTTGCGCCAGATGCGGCCCAGGATGTAATACTTACCGTCTCTCTTCTTGCATGCCGTGAAGGCTGTGCTGTCTTCGCCGCCGTATGCAGCGTCGATGTGGCATATCCCCTGCTCCACCAGAGACGGATCGGCGCCGGTGACGGGATTGTCGAAGATCACATCGTCCGCAGCGATATGCTTCAGCTCATAGTTTGCAGCGAAGAGGGATGCCGTCAGGCGTTCCCGCAGCGCTGCAAGCTCTTCCTCGCTGATCAGGCCGGTCTGGTAGCAGTCGTACTTGGTCGGCTCCGGCATCAGTGTGAAGGCGTCCTCTTTGTGCCAGGGCGTTCCGGTGTTGAAGATTCTGCCTCCGCGGTTCTTGACGTTCTGCAGCTCCTGATACATCAGCTTCGTCCGCTCTCGCTCGGCTTTGGATGTCCGGTCTTCGATGTTGACGATATCATCGGTGAAGATGATGTCGAAGTGTTTGCCGGTCAGGGATCCTCCGATACCGATGGAGAACAGCTGTGAAGTGCCTCGCGGATCATCGGTCAGGTTGGTGGTGATCTCGGTCGCGCTTGCTTTTATCAGAATCAGCGGCTTTTCATAGATAGCCAGTACAAACTCCTGCATGTATGGAGACAGGAGGATCTTCTTCACCTGGGCAATGATCTCTTTTGTGTCCGTGTCGGTCTTGCGCATGAACATAATCTTCTTTTTGGGCTTCGTGACCATGATGATCGCCAAAGCCAGGGAGACGCATGTGGTTTTGTATGAACCGCGGTGAGCCTGAAGTGTTTCATCTTCTTCGCCGCTGGTCATGCGCTTTATCCACTCATTGTGCAGAGGAGTAAGCTTTGTGAAGCCGATCAGATGTCCCAGCACATAAGGATATGCCGCGAGCTTATAAATTGCCTCTTGCCGCGTCATCAAACATTCTCTCAATCTCTTCAGTCAGGTTCGGATCAGCGTTATGAATGGAAACCGCTTCCTCTCTCTTGTCACGCCACTTGTCCGGCCTGCGGTTCTTCAGCCAGAAGATCTGTGCTGTCGTGTCCGGCAGCACGATCTTCTTGGTTTTCTTCACATGCTTCTGCTTTCGGACTCGCTCTTTTCCTCTTTTGTCGATGTAGGGAGTTTCTGTGATCTCCGTCGTGACCTCTTCATATTCATATCCGAGGGCACGTTTCAGCAGAGCGTTTTCCACCTGGATATCGACAGGCGCTTTTCCCTTTTTTATGGCATTACAAATCGGGTCAAATCGCACTTTCCAGTCCCACAAGGTTTTGACATTGATTCCGATGTTGTGGGCGATCTGTTCATCCGTCAGGCCGTCTCTTGCCCATCCTTCCAGCAGCAAAAGGCCGTCCTCGGTGATCCAATCCGCATATTTACCTTTTGCCACAAATGATCTTCACCCTTTCATGCGCATCTTCTGGAGTTTGATGATGTGAACGATAATGAGAGCTCCATTCAGAACGACATTGCTGTACGCTCCGATCAGAGCACCGTATATGACGAACAGCACGGAGCCGATCATGTCGAAGATTCTGATTTCACGTTCGGAATTGAAGAGGAATGCAATCAGAATGAAAACCGTGCCGCAGAGGCCGATCAATTCATATCTCATTCTTCGGCCCTGCTTTTGATCTTCCTCGCCGCATAGATGAAAGGCGTGTCGCAGATGCCGATCACGATTTCCAGCAGGCATGTAGCAAAGCCCATGCTGATGATCTGAGGCATTGTGAACGATGGATAAAACGCCAGGATATAGAAGAGGAAGTTTTCCAGGCAGTTGCAGACGATGGTGGCTACGTTATTCCGCAGCCATAGGTATTTCCCGTTGGTCAGCTCCTTGATCTTATTGAACAGCAGCACGTCGCACCAGTTTGAGATAAAGAACATCACAGCGCTCGCGCTGGTGATCCGAAGGGACATTGAAAACAATCTCTGAATCGCCGGGTCTGCTGTGTCCAGAGGGGACGGAACGTACAGCCGGCAGAGCTGGGAGCAGGCGATCAGTGCCACGTCAGCAGCCAGGCCGATCCAGACGCCTTTCTTTGCCGTCTCTTTCCCGTAGCACTCACTCAGGATGTCCGTTGCGAGGAACACGCTGCCGAACATAACGTGACCGGCTGCGAGGTTGAGGCCGAAAAGCATGATGTTCTTTGCCTCGAAGATGTTTGCGAATACAGTGGCCAGGGCGATCCAGGCCATAACGCCGCCCTTGCCGAAGAATTTCTTCGCCAGCAGGAGCAGGCTGAAAACAATAACGATTTCGATAACAAGATAAAGATGGTTCATGATAATTCCTTTCATTCTTGGCTTCCTGCGTATTTGGTGTATTCACGCAGCAGCAGATGACCAGCCATCCAAAAATGATAGTAGTACTCAAGCCGTTTCTCTGTTATCGGTATATTCAATTCATTCAGCAGGCGCGTGATGTTCTCCCGTCCTTCTCTCACCTTCTCCGGCTTAATCTCTCTGGTCCTGTAGCCCAGGATCCCGCCGTACCGGTTTACCTGCTGCCATGTGGTACTGTCGGCGCTGGTGCAGAATTTGCACCGCTGCAGCATCTTACGCTCGGTCCCGCCGAGCAGATGAATATCGATTTCCGGCTTTCGCTCTTTGATGTAGCTGGCCAGTTTGTAAGTATCTTCTTTGTAGGTTTTGGGCTTCACGATCCGCAGCTCCGGAACTGAGATTGCGATGTATTCCGAAAACTCGATCAGTCGGTCCAGACCTTTTTTCCCGTCCTCAAAGTGGAAGACGTTTATGATTCTGTTGTTGGGAAGCTGCTCCCGCATCTGTGTGCGCAGCTCCCATGCCAGATCAGTGCCGAGCAATTTCTGACAGTCGCACTCGACGCAGGTCAAGTTCCAGGCTTCATGCTGGTTAACAAACTCGACGATTGCGTCTTTGTACCGACGAATGAATGCTTCATCTGGCTGTACGTTCTTGCAGGCCCCGAACATGAGTGTGAATAACCCACTGTCCATGATCACATGATTTGCAATCTTTGGCAGAACCTCATGAGGGAACAGGTGCTTTGCATTGGTGATGCGTCCCCATCGGATATCAAACTGATCCATGATGAACGGGAGCACGGTAAACAGGAAGTATTTCACACCTGCATCATGGAGCACCCAGGAGAAGTCCACGTTCTCAGCGCCTGCGAAATGAACCTTGACGTTCTCTCCAAGGCACCCGTGGAGGTCCTCTGCTCTCATATCTCATCCGGCTCGTACCCGGCTTCGGTCAGGAGCGTTCTGCATTCTTCCATCTGTTCCCGCGACGTGAAGCTTATCTTCAGTCCGAAAACATCCGGCTTTTGCTTTGCCTCGACTCCACGTTCGAAGAACTCTTCGATGTACCCGTCTTTTTCCTCTTCATCCGTAATGGAGAAGGAAAAGACGCTCATGTCGATCTCCAGGGAGTCGAGCTCGGAAGCCAGGGCATCGAAGTCCCAATCGGAAATCTCGCTGACCTTATTGTCTGCCAGCCGGTAGGCTTTCACCTGTTCCGGCGTCAGATCTTCTGCAATCAGGCACGGCACAGTCTTGAGTCCCAGCCTGCGTGCGGCTTTGTACCTGGTGTGGCCGGCAACGATCACGCCGTCCCGGTCAATGACGATCGGCTGCTTCCACCCGAATTGCCGTATAGATTCGGCAACGTACTGGACGGCCTCGTCGTTGCGGCGCGGGTTGTTTTCGTATGGCCTGATCTCATCAAGCCGCTTCT